ATGCGTTACCGTTCTGACATTGATGGTTTGAGAGCTTTCGCAGTACTTTTTGTTCTGTTATTTCACGGAGGATTGACAATCTTTCCTTCCGGCTTTATTGGTGTTGATATATTTTTTGTTATTTCTGGATTTTTAATAACATCAATAATAAGCACATCATTAAAAAACCAATCATTTTCGCTTTCTGATTTTTATATTCGTCGTTTGTGGAGACTGCAACCAGCGTTAATGACTGTTGTTATTTTCACTTTTATACTGGCGACTATATTCTACTTACCTAATGATTTTATTGATTATATCAGAAGTGCAAAATACACCACATTATTCACTTCAAATCAGTATTTTTCGAGATCAACTACAGGATATGCAGCGCCAGATACTGCAAGTCTATTACTACTACATACCTGGTCGCTATCCATAGAATGGCAATGGTATCTCCTGTTGCCAGCGGGTTTATTGCTTCTCAATCGCTATTTATCAGATAAAGCTTTAAAAGTAGTAACAATTGCCATTACCATAAGCATGCTGGGATTATCAATTTATCTTTCTGATAAGTACCCAAACAAAAGTTATTATTTCCTGACATCTCGTATTTTTGAATTTATGGTCGGCGGCTGTCTTGTTGTATTAAACTGCGAGCAATTAAAATTAAAACAAAGCATCGCTTCAGCATTAGGCGCTATGTCATTATTTGCAATAATCCATTGCGCAACAAGAACAAACATCGTGCTTGGCTATCCTGATTATCATGCAGTGATTGTTAGCATAGCTAGCGCATTACTCATTTTAGTAGGAACCTCGAATAATAGTATCGCATCACGTATATTATCTTTTCCCCCATTAGTTTTTATAGGAGCAATATCTTACTCTTTATACCTTTGGCACTGGCCTGTTTTCGCTACAGGAAGATATTTAGGTCTGACAGAAAACGTTATTTTTAAGATTTCATGTTATGTGATAACGTTCTTTGCTGCATATCTCTCATATATATTCATTGAAAAACCATGCAGAAAGATTCGGTTGTCATTTGTTAAATCCTTTTTATTACTGGTGTTAATCCCTGCGGTGTTTTTCTTGATTTCATACTCTGCCAGTGAAAAATATAATGGCTTTAACATGCGCTTTGGTTCGGAGTACGCTCGAATTGAATCAACCTTGCAAAAATATTCATCTCCTTACAGAGAGATATGCCTTAATGGAAACACTGATGGTACAGATAAGAATTGCATTGTTGGTGACGCAAGCGCTAAAAAACGCGCTTTATTAATAGGTGATTCTAACTCTAATCATTTCTGGAGTTTCTTTGACATTCTTGCCAAAAATGCTCATATGTCCGTTACTGTTCAGGGCACCTCATCATGCCTAACCCTGCCAGGCATTTACCTATTTGATTGGTGGTATTTTAAAAATACAACATATAATGAATGTTACAGTAACACTGAGAAATATTATGAGAACATCAAAACAGGGAAATTTGATTACGTAATAATCGGCGAGGTGTGGAGCAATTACGCTGGTGACAATGTCATAAACAACATCGGAGATAAACGGTCAATTGATTTATCGAGAGAAAGGATTGAAATATCAATGAGGGAAGCATTAAAAGTTATCGTTAACGCAGGAGCACGACCAGTTATAATAAAATCAATATCACCTATGCCACATGGCTACATGAGTTGTTTTTACCAACACATAAAGCTAAGGAATAAATTATCGGCTAACTCATGTTCAACGAATAATTTCCACGGTGATGAGGATCAGTGGTTTAGTCAACTTTTCGTAAAAATGAAAAAAGAGTATCCATCATTAATTATGATCGATCCAAAAGATGTGCAGTGCGAAGGTGAATTTTGTATGAGCGACATCGATGGGATTCCTGTTTATCGTGATGTTGGCCATTTAACAGATTATGCTTCATCCGTTTTTGGTCAAAAATACCTTCGCACCTTTGGTAATCCATTTATCTGAAGTTAATAAAAGAATTCACCGGGATTTCTACGGAAATTCCGGCCATTCAATGGATTCATAACTATCTTCATCTGTTACGTTAGACAAGTCTATCGCCTTAAGAGCTTTGATATACGCCATCCATTTAATAAGGCTCGCCTTATCATCGTCACTTATGACATCAAGCTGAAGCTCCGTCTGCCAGTCGGCAATAGTTTCACGGGCCGAAGCCAGAAGCGTGTCACGACGGGAAGCGGCTTTTGCAAAGTATGCAGCTTTTTCCGCTGCCTCATCCTTCACCCATTCCTGCCCGTTCCATTTCATAAATGGGCCGGAGGGTGCGGTACTCACCGTATCAGGCGACAGCGCACCAGGATCGTCGATGTATTTGGCTACACCGGTTGCGATGTCGTAAACGGTTTCACCCCGGTGATCTTCTGTCAACGACCATGTCCCGGCGTTTTCATCAAACAGGGCGACCTGTCCGGCCGGGATTTCCGGTGGTGCCGTTTCCGTGCAACAGGCCGGAAGGCCGGTATGGGGAGGAATATATGCATCACAGGCCCCGATAAACTCGCGAGTGTCAATGCGCCAGTTATATACACGCAGGGTCTGTGGGATGTCCTTCATTTTAAAAGCCATTATGCGAGCCTCACTAAGTAATTAAATGCGATATTTTTTACGGTGTTTTCGGCATTACCGGTGGCATTCACAGTTACCGTGTGGGCGTGAGCGCCGAGAGCAACGGTGTGGGCATGTGCGCCGATAGCCACAGTATGGGCATGGTTACCTACAGCAGTTGTATAGTTTGTTCCTGTACCTCCATCCCCCTGGTTACCCTTCGGTGCGGCTGTACCGTCGTTGTTATTTCCCTTGATAGTGAAAGCGTGATTATGGCCCCCGTCTGCGGATGTGCCTTTATTCCCGTAATCGAAACTGGATGTGGTCGGGCTTCCCAGGTCGGTCGCTGCGGTCGCGCCAGTATGCCCATGTGACAGCACACCATCAGCCTCTAAACTCAGCACCGCGCGGCCACTGGCGGGCTTCCCTTTGATGGTCTGCCCGCGCATATCCGGAATGACGCCACCTGGATAGACGATTGCAAGTTTTTGATATTGAGTAGTATCAAAAGTCTGCCCCTGCATCAGTGCGAAACCGTCCGGTACGATATCTGATGGCCAGGGGATGGGCGTACCAACTGGCAACGAATACGGTTGAAAATCTGCGGCAAAGGCCGCTGACATCTTCGCCACAAACCCGGCAACATCTCCATCATCCAGCACATCAAGACCACTTTTATCTGCTGTGTACTGAGCCAGAGCAGAGGCGATAAACGTTGCCTGGCGTAGTGCTTTATTCACCTGTGCTGAACTGGCTTTACCAGACTGGAACCCTGACACAAGCGATGCGAGTGCCTCCCAGTCAGTCTGTGATGTGACATTTGCCCCAGCACCAATGGCAAAGGGTTTAAAATTATTGGTTGGCATTAGAGTGGTTTCTCCCATGAGCCTTCATCAAAGCCAGCGATATAGTCGTTATCCATGTCCAATCCGAAAAAACGGCTTCCTTCTGATGGTGTTTCCACCGACGGTATTTCTATGCTGCCACCCCAGACACCTGCGGCCTTTACTGTCAGGTAGCCCTGCTTAATGGCGGCAATGAGTTCCAGTGATACTTGTGAGATATCAATCTCCGGGAAAACCCAGATACTGATCGTCATGTCCTGGTTATCGACGATCTGCATTCGCAGTCCGGAACCTGCCAGCGCGGTGTCCAGAATGGGGGGTAAGGTGTCGTTCTGCCCGTTCCAGCTATTTATTGCGATTTTGGCTTTCAGGATCACCCGGTAGGTTTCATCACTGAGCGCGGTGTATCCGCTGTCAGGGTCATATGGCCCCTGCCAGACGCCCTGATCAAAGCCAAGCCCGTCCGTATCCCACGAAAAATAAATGCCGCTGATTGGCACGCTGACATAACGCGTACGCCCTATCCACTCGCCAAGAATATCGAGCTGCACGCCGACGGCCGTATCGATATCAAAGGCAGTGATCAGGCCGCCAAGTGCGGTTGAAACATCGGTAAGTGGCCTGGTAGATAAATCGACATGCTGGTTAAAGAGGGGCTTTCCCGCGTGGTAATTGGTGATCAGGTCGGTATATTTGCTCATGACGTCACCGTGATCGAGATATTCGCCGTCGAACAACTTGCTGCCTCGTCGTAAGCGATATCAATATTGGCTGCCGATTCACTGCCTGAAGCCTTGCCAATTAACAATTCGGTGATGTCGTAATATCGGGCATTACCACCGCTTACCACGCCGAGGTTTGCCGGTGAGTAAATGCGGCTCAGCAGCACGTCATCACCAATCGTCAGACTGTTGATATAGTCAGCGACCGCCTGCTTAATCTCCTCCCCGATCTGTGATGTGTATCCGACGAAAACATGAATTGTGATGGCGACATAAATCGGCACATCAACAGGGCGAGAGAAGCTGATGTCATGGGGGTTGCCATAGAGATCGGGTACCTGAATCGTTGTCATGCCATACGTTGCTACGCCCTGGCCTTTCTTCCCCCTGATAGTCTGGGCGATCGTTGTGGCGTCTCCACCGTCGACAATGGCGGAAATGGAGTGTGCCGGCAGGCCGTTCGCATCCACCGAACCAGTATCGTTCTCATACAGCTTGTGCCGCGTCACGCCAGAGATGTTCGCCAGTGCACCATCTACGGCATCGAATGGTGTAAGAGACGGTAGCGCGACGCTTTGCGTTTGCCTGATCCTTAACTCAGCATCAGTTTCCGCTGCTGTGCCGACAGTGGCAGCCTGTGGGTTATTGACTGACGTCCAGCCACGGGTAGGTGTATTTATGCTGGTTACCGTGCCAGACAGCGCAGCAACAGCGCCTGGCGTGTTACACGTTGCCGTAACCGGGTTTCCGTCGATTATCGTTGTGGCGGGCAAATTCCAGATGATGCCATTTGCATCTTTCACTGATCCGTTGGTGATTGTGGTGCCGGTAGTGCCAGCCAGTTCAAGATCGACAGTCGACCTCGCCTCTCCTTTGCGCGCTATGCCGTTAATTTTGACATTGCGCGTCAGCGCGTCAGTAAGCGCAGTCGAGGGGGAATAGCTGTTATAGACAGCGATCGCCGTGTTGTTCGCATCGTGGATCGCCAGTGCCACCAGCGCCACCATCTGACCGTCTTTACTGTCAGGTTCAAGATAAGAATCCGTGCCATAAATCTGCTGAAAATACCCGGTGACAGTGTCGAGTATCGTCTGATAATCGGGCGCGGTGATCCCCTGGGCGGTTACCGTTGCCGATAAGCCCAGCGTGTCCAGATTGAGGGCCATTACGCCTCCGAGGTTACTGTCGTTGTTCCGTAGATGGTATTAACTGTCGCGGTGAACGAAACGCGCCTGGTGGCGCTGTCGACCGTGGTGTTAAAGTCAGAAATGGAATCGACGCCTGCTGTGTCGAGAATGCGCTGGCGGATCGCCATGTTGTAAATTTCGGGTTTCTGCTTGCCGAGCACCGACTGAATCCACGGCGTACCGGTAGTCGTATCGAGGAACCACTGACCGTACCAGAGCAGGAACCGGGTTTTGATGGCTTGTGCCACCGCTTCAGGCGAATTAATCAGCCAGGTATCATCACCCCGGCCAAATGTGTAATCGCCGTCGTCATCTTCGCGTCGGTATCGCATTAGTTAGGCGCTCCCGTATTTCCACTGCCTGTCTGTACGCCACCATGCGTGTGCGTCGTCAGGCTCTTACCACCAGCGGTAACATCGTTTGTCACGGTAACCGGGCCGAGCATTGTCGCACTGCCGCCGCTGTCCCCCATCCCCTGCGACAGGTTGCCATTGATGGTCACATTGCCGTTGAGCACTATTTCAGGTGCTGTGATTTCCGCGCCGCCGTCGGCGTTCGCCGTCAGCTTGCCGGGAGTTTTGACGGTGATGTTATGCCCTGCGGCCACTTCCACGAACGCGGCGCCATCGTCGGTGCGCAACTGCGCCGCGCTGGTGCTGATGCCACTGATTTTTTTTGCCTGCGACATTGGCCCAACAAACGCTATCGCATCGCCGATGTGGTGCTGGCGTGGGTGCACTGGCTCCTGTTCGCCACCAGACTGCCACCAGAAATCAATACAGCGGTCGTTGAATATCAACTCACACTCATCGCCAGGCTTAACCGGAAAAGTGAGTGTGACGCCACCGCCGCGCGGGAATGAAACAGGCACATCGACGAGCTGCGGCATTGAGATCGAAATCCGATTGCCGTTGGCGTCTGGTTCATAGCCTTTGATTGCTGGTTGAACGACAGCAGTCACAGCCTCGGCATCGAACGAAACGATAGTGCCTGGCAGCGCTACGCGAATTCCTGCGCTGATAGCCTCCTGAATCGCGAGCATGAATTGCTGATCGCCGCTGATTTGCGACGAGAGAGGAATTGGCATAGGGTAAACTCCGGGCAATAAAAAACCCGCCGGAGCGGGTTATGCGTTATAGGTTTTTAGCTTCTCTAATTCGGCCAACGGCAAATCGATAAAAGTCTCTTCCGCCAGCTTTATTATCGATGGAAGCAATTTATCAATAACCTGATGAGCATCAGGAGAAATGAGAGCAAGTATTTGATAATGCTCATCTTCATATAGATGCTTAGCATATACCAGATAATTATTGCACGTCCTCTCGCTTAAAGAGAATTCTGCTGGCCACGGTGCATCACCATCCAGTTTTACGTGTATCTTCCTGATGTTGGCAGCCATGGCATCATAACTATTTTCGAAACCACCATGGGAACCAAAACACCAGAATTGTATATCTTTTGCCAGGTATTGAGCCAGGTTTTGAGCAAATCGATGCGCAGCAGCTTTATGTTGTAATTTCTCGGTTATGCTGACTTTTGCCATTTCACATCCACTTAGGAGGTTCAGCACCGAGCATAGCGTGAGATGTTTTGATGAGATCTACTGCATCTTTACGAGAGATTTCAGACTGCGCCACTTCACCGATGAAAGGTTGGCGTTGTTTGATCTCGACAGCCATCTGAGTAGCAATATTTTCAACAGCGGTAAGCGCTCTGACATACTTCTTCTTGAGCGGCCTAAGCATAGAAAAATTACTGCCTTGCCACATTGCAGATTTCTCCGCTTCTGCAAACATTTCCAGCAGATGTACTTTTGCGCTACGGCTTGCTTTTGCTAACCCCTCAAGATGAGGGATAGCCTCTACTGATTGCTCATCGTAGACCATTCCAGATTTGCGAAGGTTTTCTAAGTGCTGCATACCCTCTTTTGCCATTTCTTCAATCGTTTGCGAACGCTGCGCAATAGAAGTACAGCGACGAAAAGCTTCTTCCGCATCCAGTCGTTGCGGAATTTCACAGGCAGTGACAGTGGAGATCAGCGGTTTAAACGCACCATTGACTGATTCCTGCATTCTGTTGATTTGTTGCGGTATTGTTGCTAGTGCAAAAGCGTAGCTGAAAGCCATGCCCTGTACCTCTCGAAGTCGAAAAATCGACAAGAATCGAATACTACTAATACTTATCTATCGGATAAATTTTCGCAAAGTTTAGTGATATGTGGGGATCCCGGCAAGGGAAAAGTGCGCTTCCCATGGTGAAACACCAACAGAAACGAGCGAATGTTACCTCACCTTCACACAATCACACGTCCCGATAAACCCCGGCGCATCCATGCTGGACTGTATGATATTAAGAGCAATATGTTGTTCCGGTGCTGGTCGTCCTGCATTCGTGGTTAATGGAATGACCGCTTTCATACCCGGTGATTGTTGTGGTTCCGGTATTGCTGGTTCTGGATTCCGTGTTGACCTGAACGCCTGCGCTATCAGTACCAGTGCAGTATGTTGTGCCGGTATTTGATGTTGTGCAGGTCACAGATGCCAGAGAACCCCAACTCCAAAGCATCATTAAAAAAACAAGACTTTTACGCAACTGACCCTCCTGCTATTTTTAACAAAGCCTGCTGGGATACCATTGCCCTTTCACCACGAGCAAAGCACATCAAATCCATGTACCACGGCTGGCCCCGCGTCTCGCCAGTATAGTCAATCGCCTTGACGATATAAACACCATCTACCGCGATGCTGGCGGGGTTTTGCAGCGTGCCGCTACCGGCGGCGGTAAGGTTGCCGTTAACGTTCTGCTCGGTCACGCGGCCCGGCGCGCTGGCAACCTCGTTATTACCCAGCGCCGTGCGGTAAATTGACGCCTGGTCGATCTGCACCAGCCCGTTAATTTTGATGTTCGGGTTAATTAAACAGCGAACGTTTACCCCGCCGCCCATTGTCTGCTGCGGCATGCCGATCAGCCCGCTATCCGAATTCAGCACGATCGCTTCCTGCACGTACTTATCCGACGGCACGACATGCACCTGCCCGTCTACCATCTGCCACGTTCCGCCGCACATCTTCGCGATGTCATCCATAATGTCGCGGTTTGAGTGATAGAGCGGCAGCCCGCGCGAAAATACCGTGGTCGGCATATCGCCGATGATGCCAGGCGTGACGCCCCAGGGGTTAAATCCCTTCATCGTCAGGTCAAGCAGATCTTTCGTCGTGTACCCGGCGGCCAGCGTGGTTTTGGTGCTGGCGAACAGGAACGCATTGTAATCGCTGGCGGCCTGCACCAGCACCCAACTGTCGGTAATATTGTCTTTGCCGTTGATGGTGAAGCGGATATCGCCGGTAAAAATCAGACCGTAGTTGGTACCGGAAAATTTCCCTTCGTCGCCAGGCGCTACCGGGTGAGCAATACCGACCTCGCTGGCAGGAACAACCGGCATCGCGCCATCGTACCCGGCGATAATCCGGATTTTGCTGAACTCTTTACCCATGATGCGGGCCTGCGTCTCCGGCGACACATTGTAAATTTTGACGTTTGCCACGCGCGGAAACCGCGTATCAGCCCACTCGATACGAAAGGTCACCTTAAAATCAGACAGGCTGATCCCGGCCCCGTTTTCATCGACAATTTGCAGCTCAAAATGCCGTATCCAGTTCTGGGACATGGTTACTCCGTAACGACGTAAAGATGACTGTAAATTCCGAGATCGGTTTTTGTCGGGTTCTCCTGCCCTTCGGTATCGCTGTTCACAAAGAGGGAGAATCCCAGATTCAGATAAGCATAAGGGGCCAGCAAATCAGCCCCGGCCAGTAAGGGCAGCGATAACGCAACCGGCGTCTGATCGCTGTTAAGGAGATCAAGGCACCAGAATGCGTCGCGCCATACCAGCCGCATGCGGTACTGAGTACCGGCAATGGTGATGGCGAAGTTCTGGTTATCCGCTGAAAGCGGGATTTCGCTGATGTTCATTGCAGCCCTAATCCCCCGGCTATCTGCGAAAGCAGTGATTCATTTTTGGGAACCGGCGATTTAACTCCGGCGTTCTGCGTGGCCGAAGTGGATACGCCCTGCGACATGTCCGCTTTGTCTGCAACCTGCACGGTCGTTGTTGACGTCAGGATAAGCTCGCGAAGCGTCAGCGCCGCCGACAGTACGTTTTCAGTTGTCCTGTCCGTGGTGACTTCGATGGAACGCAGCAGCATGTTGCTGTACTGCCGCTTCCCCGTGGTGACGTCCAGCAACTCCCGGTTTCTTTGCATATCCAGAAACTGGGCGTAGACCTCTTTCGGTGACAGACCGGCGCTGATACCGATACCACTGGTATCCAGCAAATCCAGCAGGGAGCCACCACCAGCAAAGCCGACTTCCATCACGACTTCGCTTGGACGCCGGTAGGCATGATCCGCAATAAAGCCCGCGCCGGATGACGTGGGCTTTTCAACAGGATGCTCAGTGATTTCCAGCGTATCGCTGTGCTTTTCGCTGACCACGACACTTGGCACCATGATGCCGATCTTCCGGCTCTGCTGCTGAAACAGTGTTGAAAGAAAATCCATTATCGTGGCCCTGTCTGTAGTTGCTGAATACCATTGGCCTGAATCCCGGCCTGCTTGCTGGCAATAACATTCCCGGCTTCCTGCGGGTTGGAAACTCCGCTGATGTTGATGGTGGTTTGCTGGTTGAGCGTTGGGCCGCCGATTGCAGCCGTGCCCGCAGAGCGAACCATCTCATCACCGTAGGGATTGCGACCGTTTTCTTTCTGAATGATGCCGTTCATCATGGTTGCCATGACGTTCGGATCACGCAGATTGATTTGCGCATCGGGGGAAACGCCCAGCATCTGCGAGATGTGCGCAATATAGGCGAGGGTGTCATTCTCGTTTTTTGGCGCCCAGGTCGAAACGATATCGGATACGGTACGCAACTGCTTGCCCGTTGTTTTCCCGTCGTAATAGCGCAGAAGCTGGCGGGACATCGCGCGCAGGCCTTCAAACGGCGTGCGGAACTGCGCAAACCGTCCGTCTGACGTCGCGCCGTCCTGCCCGGCAAACTCCAGATTACCTGGGTTGTTATTCCGTATGCCGCGTTCATTGCCGGGATATGCCTGCCCCGGATGGGTTTTCATCCAGGCCAGCGCCTCCGGATCCACATTAGCCCCGACGCCGCCAATCGTCGCCAGTTCCTCGGACGTGCCTGGCGTGTTATTCGTCGGGACAAACATCAGCAGCCACGGATTGCGCAGCGCAATATCGGCAATCCCTTTTGCAAGATTCCCCAGGCCACCGAGCACACCGCCGACAGCGCGGCCCAAACCACCAAACGCGCCGGTGATTTTCCCGATACCACCGAGGAAACTCGCCAGCTTCGCGCCGACCATGAAGCCGAAAATCAGTTCGAGCGTGTTTTTCCAGCCGCCGAGATCGTCTTTAAGGCCGATCAGCATATCGCGCAGCCATTTGAACACCTTTTTCGCCTGGTCGATTTCAGGTTGCCACTTCGACCAGTCAATCAGGCTTTTGCCGCCATCCTTCCAGGTCTGGTAATCCTCCCAGAGCAACAGCAGCGCGCCAACCAGTGCCATCACCCACGTAACAGGCGACTTCCACATTTCCGCGTTCAGCAGCCGCCACACCACCAGCACGCCGCCCAGCGTCTCTATAAGCGACTTGCTGTCGGTATCCAGCCCTTTCCACCAGTCAGAAATCTGGCCTGCGGCCTGAATAAGTCGCATCGCCGCCCGGCCAATGACGTCAGAAAGCCATAAAATCCCCTTAATGACCGCCATAATGCCGCGCTCAATCGCCGGGAAATTATCGAGTATCTGCTTGCGCAGTCGATCGAGAGAGCCGGACAGGCCATCGGTCAGGCTGCTGCCGATTTTGTCCCGCGCCATGCCAGCCATCATCGTGAATTCACGCATGGAGGTCATGAAGCGGTTAGAGCTTTTCGCCGCAGCATCGGCATTGAATCCGATCGCTTTAGCCGTGGCGCTGTACTGTGCGCCGAACTCGCCCATACCACGCCGCATCGCCATCAGCGTGTTTTCGTCAATGCCGAGCATTGAGGCGTACTGGTTCGCCCGGTAATACGGCATGCTGCTGAGCCGCTGGCCCACGCCAGAGAAAATCGACTCCATGCTGCGCATCTGGCCGCTGGCGTCCCGTGTCTGCACTCCCAGACGATTCAGAAAACCTTCCGCCCCCGGGCTGGTACGGATAAAGCGCGCGAGACTCTCCAGCGAATTGCGTGCTGCGGCTGCGCTGCTGCCCGTCTGAGACGCGGCATAACCGATCGCCTGAATACCTGCGACCGTCGCACCGGTACGCTGGGAGGCCCAGTAAAGCTCATCCAGACCACTGGCAATTTTCGTCGTGAACGCCACCACCGATAACGCGGCAGCTTCGACAGCAACACCAAGCTTTATGGCTTTATCGGTGATCGTCCATAACGTGCGATCGAAATCTGTCGCGCCTTTCTGGTCAACCTGGAAACCCAGCGAAACCAGGAACGATTTAATCACTTCGGCATTCACTGGTTTTCCTCCCATTTACGGATGCGGGCTTTGTTGTCGGCGTTGATATCGAGCCAGTCATTCATGCGCGCGATGTCAGCCAGATCCACAGAGCCATCCTTCAGCGCGGTATAGGGGATATACCCGGCGTGAACCGGGCGCATGAGAAAGTCCTCACCATCCGGCAACGCATTAAGCGTTATGCCGCTGGCGGGGTGGCTGTCTCTTTCGTAGGGAGTGCGTGCAAAAAATTTCCGAGGTTATCGCCTATCACGCGGGCGGCAATGCCGAGCATGGTAAAAAGGTCGATATCGTCGAACATCAGTTGACCATCACTGAAAACCGGCACCCATGCGTTTCCGACAGGCGCTTTGCGTGAAACCACTTTCAGACAGGGATGCAGGATCGCATCAACACTTTCATCAGGCATTTCAGCCAGCACGTCGGCGATTTTCGGCAGCACCGTTTCAATGGTTTTAAAAATCGCCTCACTGTCAGGCTGTTTGTCTTTCAGCGTATTTTTCAGCAAAGCCACATCTGACACAATTTTTGCGATCAGCGGCAACACCTTGCGGGATACCTTTAACTGTTCGAAAACAGTAAGCTTTGCGGCGCGGTACTCCACGCCATTGATAGTAAATTCCATACGTTATTCCTGGGGATTGGTTACAAACCTCCTTAGCGATATTCTTCAGGTTCCACACCGAAGGACTAAGGAGGTCTGCATGTCTGAAAAACCGAACGCCAGAGAACTGGCCTTTCACTACCTCGCCAGTCAGCATGAAACGCTGAATGAAGAGGAATACCTGAAAAAATTTGTGAGTGCAGAAGCAAAATTTACCGAGCTTCTGGCGTCTGCCGCTCAGTATGCTGAGGATGTCGGGATGAAAGTGTGGGAGACGCTTGGGCGGAAACCATAGCATTCTGGCACGCAGCAACAAACGCCCAGACCACCGCTTCGGCGGTGGTTTTTGCTGCCGCTTTCACATATTCGTCGGTCTTGCCTGCGATAACCAGTTCTTCAACAACGCGCGGCACAGAATTACGCACCACCCGAAACAGATTGTCGGCAATGTCGCGGTCCATTTCATGCCCCGCGATAAATACGGTTTTTCGTTCTTTTTCGCTCATCATCAGAACTCCCCAAGCAGACCATCAATTTTGCCGCAATCGAACACCCAGGCGACCGTCCCGGCAACTTTCGGGTTATTCCAGTCGGGTTGTTTCTGGAAAGCGCATGAGCGGGCGGTGAAAAAATCCCCCGAGGTTTTGTTGCGCACGACGATCACATTGTTTCCCCACAATGCAGAGGAAAGTCGTTGAGCGTTGTACATCAGCGACAATTTTTTGTTTACCGGGGAGGTTTTCATCAACGTAATGGTCAGCGTTCCGCTGTTACCACCGTGAAGGCTGTGCATGACCTCACCATCAGCCCCAATGGTCATGGTGTTTTTGGCTTCGGTCATGGCGACCGTGATCCCTTCATCAGAGTTCGCGGAACCGGAACCAACATCAATCGATCCGGTAGGGCCAGTCAGCGTACCGGAGACATCAAGGAAAGAATACGTGGACATTTTTGCTCCTTAGCGGACTACGGTAATAGCAACGTCGCCATAATGAACGGCTCCGGCAAGTTTGGCCGCAACCTGAATCGGAACGCCTTTACGCGCGTCACGATCGGTCTGTAACTGGTTATCCACGGTATCAGCCCAGGTGTAATACCCTTTTGTCAGGGTGTCGCCAGTGCTGAGTTGTCCCATAGGGCCACCCGTCCAGATACCCGGTGCAAACAGGCCGTTTCGGTCGGCCGCATCCAGCACTTTTTCGATGTTGGCAATACGGGTTGTCGTCCCTGCGTCGGTCTGCGGGATCTTCGTGGTGCTGGTGTACAGCGTGTTGTAGTCGGCGGTCTGAACTGCATTCTGCAACCAGTCGAGGCCGTGGCGTTCGTCGAAGAAGTCGCCGTTACACATCACGCCCTGTTCAAGAATTGCCGTGTCGTTTTCGTAGTACACGTAAACGTTACAGTTTTTCGCCTCCAGGTTAGTCGCCTGCGAGGTGGTCAGGGTTTCATAGGTAATGCCCGGCAGTTGTTTGAACTTCAGGGTAATAGTGGTATTGCTGCCAGAGAAGTTGACTGTGAATGCGCGTCCAAACGCAGACAGCGCGGCATAACGACTGGTGGATGAATAATGAATATATGTCCGGCTGTACTTCGCAGCCTTAAGTTTTGAGGCAAGATCAGTTTCAACCGACGCGCTAAGGATGTCCGCCTCGTCCGAGGTGACAGCCAGAATTCGGGAAACCGGGGCCGCCTCAATCGCTGCTGAAACGGAAATCAGGTCCGCATCATCCGGATAGTCATCTTCTGGCACAGCAAGATGCAACCCATACCACACGTTGTAATCCAGCAGCGTATTAACCGCCTGTAGCAGCGTCTCGGCAGGACCGGATTCGGCCGATGTCAGGGTGTCAACCCAGCGCCCGACATAAATCTGCGTGGGCTGCGGAGACTGGGAAAACCAGATAACGGCGGCTTTGTACTCTTCACTGTCAACGCCGAAATCATCGCCAATATCATCGGCGGAGGAATACAGGCGCAGGCGCTCTTCAACTGGAATAACATCAGAATTACCCAGAATCAGCATCGAGCCAAAATTTCGGCCCTGTGCAGCTCTGGCGGAAAGCGTCACTGTTACGTTAGTGACACGGTTTAAAGGCAAGCCTTTCGCCATGATTAATCTCCGGTATTGATTGTGACGTTGCCGTCGACGATGGATTTGATGTTGTAAGTGCGGGTGGTTTTGCGGGTCAGCGTGACGGTGATGTCGTACCGTCTCACCCACTGGTTATTAATCAGTTCGGGCAGGTTATAAATTGTCCCGGCATCACTGAGGGATAAACCGATGCAGTTAAGCTCCGTGTTGTTCTGCTCAACAAAAAGCCCCGCACGGAATGCTGTTGCCGTGCCCGCACCCTGCGGCCCATAGAAGCAACAAATAACCGTCACGGTCTCCCACGCCCACTGTTCAGAGGCATCGTCGTCCAGCTGGACATTCGCGGGGAACCCCTGAAGCGGGACGGTGGTAATACCGAACGCGCACCAGGTGATTCCATTGTTTGGGATGTCAGCCTGCGGATCAGTCCAGCGGGGAAAAACTCGTTTAGCTGGCAGTCCGGAAACACCCCGAATCCATCGGCTGATCTCCCGCTCCAGTTCCTCGTCATACTTCGGGCTATCCCCGACGGGTGTCAGGTAACCGCGCGCAGTGCTGTCGTTACTCAACGGGCATCCCTCCGTTAAAGTCCACCAGCTCGCAATGTGCCTGGACAAATCCGGCGCCATAGCGGGTATATGGGTCGACAAACGTCACACGATAGTCGCGCCCGCTGTACGTCACAATGTCGGCATCAAGGCGCGGCGCCGCGTCTGTTCCGGCCTGTCCCTGCGTCAGACGGAATTGTGTCACGACGAGGATCGCGCCATTGATGTTCTGCCCGGCAGCCATACGTTTGGCTTCCAGCGAACGGTCAACCGTCACCACACCTGAGAAGGGGAAATCCTGCGGCGTGTTCGTCGGGAAATTATCCGCATCCAGCGTCTGAATCTGCCGGTGGCAGACCAGCGATGTGTCGAGGAAGTCCGGATCCATGATGACGTCGGACATATCAAGAAATGGCATTATTTCTTCCTCACGACGTAGGTGATCGAGCGAAGCAGGTAGCCGTGTGCCCATAGCGGTTTTTCACCGGGTAATCCCTGCGCCCGGCGTGCCTGAAGCGTTTTTGGGGATAATGGAATAAGCCGGCCGCCATCGCTGATGACCTTTTTGGCTCCATCAGAAGCAATAATGCCTGCCCTTTCCATCTCAGTCCGGGCGCCATCGGCGTTACCCTCAAGAACCAGCCCGGCGGCGGCCTTCAGATGAGCTGTCGTTCGCTCGCGGGTATCTTCAATGCCAATATCGAGGAATGGGCGTGGTGGCAGCGTTACCGTTGAGCCATCAATTTCAATGGTTGCGCCAGTCGATTGCAGATAACCGATTTCGGCGTTGTTCAGCTTGCCATCCTCACGCGCAGCGTTGCCCTCCGGGATGCCCACCAGCACATCCATACCAGAAAGCTCCTTCAGCGCGGCAAGCACCGAATCAGCGTTGTCAGCAGTCACCTTCATGCCGCTTTTCATAGCTGCCGCCCTCCGGCACCGAACATCGTTATCAGTTGCCAGAATTCAGCGCCATAGCGGGTGTTATTCCAGAAACCGGCGTCGGCATTAAGCGTCGCGCTGGCATCGTAACTTGCCGAAACCTTATCCACAGATTTTGCCGTCATGATCCCCGAATTCGCACCACCAGCGCCCCCGGCAGCGGCTGCCCGACTGTCTGCGGCAAACAGCGCCATGTAGTGCGCGACGAATAATTCAGCAAAGTAGGGAAACAGCTCTTTACCCGTGATTTTTTCGCTCAGCAGCACATCAGCGAGGTTCAGCCGGAACTGAATCTGCGGATCAGGGTACAGAGCGGAGTCAGTGAACTGCGGAAAATCAGCACGAAAATCACTTACTGTTGGCAGACTTTGATTCTTTGGCATCTTTTGCCCCTTCACCATCAGCCAGCGCAGATGCGATTTGCGCCTCCAGGCTGTCGTTTTGCGCCTGAATCTGTTCCAGCCCGGCCTTCAGATCGGCAATCAACTGGTCTTTGTCGGCAATCTGCGCCTGCAATGAATCAATCAGTGCCTGCTGATCGTCGTCGGCAACGGCGCCCTCAGTCAGTTCTGCGTGATGTTTCGTAAACCAGTGATTTGCATGTTCTTCCGGCACGCTGTGACGGCCTTTCCCGTACTCAACAGTGGTGTTATCAGCCAAAGTGAGCCGGAAAGGCGTATGAACGAGAATTGAAACCCGTTTTTTCGACATATTCGTGTTCCTGTGGCCCCTTTCGGGGCCGTCTGGTTATCAGATTCCGTCCACGTAGGACAACGTTTCACGGTACACCGGCTCGATTGCGCCCATTTTCCCGTAGTAGGTCACGATCTGATACAGACCGCGGTACTGAACCGGTACGCTCTGCAACGGCACCAGCGGGTAGCGGACGTATTTTTTGTCGTTGGTGTAAGCGACCATGCGATCGGTACCACCAACGCCGCGACCTTTCAGCCATTTCACCGCACGGATATTCAGCGGAATACCGTTCTGGTGATAGCTGATGGTGTTGGTTTGCAGGTAGGTCAGCAGGGACTGGTTACCGGCAGTAGATACGATGATGCTTGCCAGCAGCGCAAACTGTTCCGGCGGGATCAGCAGATCACGTGGTACCACTGAGTAGGCAGACGCCGCCCAGGCGTCGGAGAGCACCTTGTTGATGCTTTCACGGATTTCATCCGGCGTGGATGTAGCCCAGGTTTTCGCCGCATTACTGACGGGGACACCGCCAAGGTTCGCAAGCCCCTTCAGGTTGAGGGAGTTGTCACCGATGTAAACCTGCTCATCGTTGTCCATTTGCCATTTGAGCTGCATGCCATCGTATTTCTGGGCGTCAATCGGGCGGCCAACCTGCTGAGCGGCGGCCAGTTCGACAACTGTCCAGCCAAGCTCCATCCCCCACAGGTTCATCGGGTTGCCGTCTTTGTCGATATTGACATTCACACCTGCGATCGCAGTGGAATCTTTGCCAACCCAGTTTTTGCCGTTGGGGTTTGCGCCTGTACCTGCTGCCGCAAACGAGGTATTTGTCCAGCTTGAGATATCGTCTGCAATAGAGACGTCTTCACGCAACTGGACATCGCGAGTCCAGGTGTAACCCACCAGCGGCAGATTGAGCGTCTGATCCAGTCGCTCCAGCTCGCCAACAAGGAAGGCACCTGAACTGTCAACGGTAGCCTGATCAAAAGTAATCATTCTTTTATTCCTTAAATCTTCCAGGAGATTTCAGCGTTGCCGTCGGCATCGCCGGCGCCAGTGAATTCAGCGTTCGGGAGAACAACCGTTTTCCCGGCTACGCTGGAGGCAGAGAAACCGCCAAGCGGCACATCGATCGAGGAATCGAGGGACATGACGATGTATACCGGCGCGCCCTTGCTGATGGCGCTGGCATCACTGCCGAGATACACGGTCATGTAACCGCGCTTCAGTGCGTCGCCGGGGAAGTTTTTCCCGGTGCCGACCTGGCGCACCATGTCAGGCTGCGAAGTGGTCGGATAAGGGCGAACATAAATCCCTTTCACCACGTCAGCGGTATCGCCATCGGCGAGCGGCACAAAAAAGCCGTCATCGTCGTATTTGCCCGCCAGTCCATAAGCGGTAAAGGCGTTATCTGATTTCAGGATCACTGGCTCAACGGTCAAATCCTGCGGGCGAGAAACAGACCCGGCGATGCCTACAGGCATCCGGTACAGGTATGCAGTCATGGGGATTTATCCTTTTTTAGACCAGAACTCGGCGTTCTGTTTATTCATGTCGGCGATGTTGACAGCGCCGGTCTGAGGGCGGTTCGCGTCACCAGTGGTGGTTCGGGTATTACGGCCTTTAGCCAGCTCAGAAACGGCATTGAACGCCATATTTACTGACTGCCGCGGCAGTTTGCTGATATCAGCATCGCCAACGATCTGGCGCACCAGCGCTTTATCAGCGGAAGCCAGCACTTCACGTTTGAACGCCGTCGGCTTGACTTTGCGGCTGATGTCGATGCCCGGCAGAATAACTTCAGCGCGATAAGCGGAATCAGCCGTAATAGCGGCTTCCTCCTCTTTGTCCTCATCGTCAGCATCGCCGGTTGTGTCTTTTTTAGGGTTCATGCAACTGGATTCGTCACCCGTTGCGGTCCCATCCAGCTTAGCCAGCAGCGCTTTCAGCAGGGTTTTGATATCGTCCTCACCGTCGCCGGTTGCTTCTCCGCCCATCTCCGGTTTTTTATCGGGCAAAGGCTGTTGAGGGGAAAGGTTGATATTGAGGTTCACGCCCTGCGGCAGATCGTCATTATCACCCGTGACGGAAGCCGGGGCCGACTCGACAAGCTCGCTCATCGTATCGGCATCACCGGTTTTGATTGCTGTGCGCATACGCTGCCACCAGCTTTTCTTTTGTGTCGTCATTGTGTCTCTGTCTCCAATTGCACAACGAATTCCGGCTCTGCCTTTAGGGACAAAAGCCACATGGTTACCTGTAATTTCCACCTGCTCGGCTTTGCCGGGCGCTGTCTGCTCATACTCGGCGTCATAGCCGCAGGACACTTCGCGCAACCCGTCTTCGATAAGCTGAATGGCCCACTCATCCTTGATGATGAGATCGGCGATCATTAAATCGGACTGGCTGCCGGTGCCGCGCCGGACGTTCTGGATATGACCTACGGCGAGTTCTTTCCAGTTGCCCGGATTAACCAGGCGCACATTGCCGTCCTCATCCTCAGGGTGGAGCACGGTGATGCTCATTCCTTCAAACGAGGCCAGCGTGGCCGGGTCGAAAACATTTCGCTCTGAGCGCGTAACGACGATTCGTCCGAACGCGTCAGGCTTCAGCTTTGGCAGGTCTTCTGCTGCATAGATTTGCGTACCCGTCCGCGCAATCGGGACGTCCTTGCACAGCAAGGAGCCATCCGCCAGGCGGTAACGGGTTTCCCCGATCCGGGTGTCAAAGAAATATTTCATGAGTTACCTGCTCAGTTCCGGGCAACAAAAAAGGCCGCTCAGTGGCGACCTTCAGCAAAGGGATAAATGTTCAAAATAACGGTCTATTTAACATAAGGGTTCTTAACCGTACCGGCGAAAATGGACTCAATTAAAATCTCCCCTTAAAGCCATAAAAGTAGCGATTATCCGGGCCGAAAATTGAGTTTTAAGAGAGCAACATTTTATTAACATTTAGCCACTATTGCAGTTCGGGCAAAACAACCGGGATAAGCCGTGTTTTTCACTTTCTCGGCTCCGGAATCTGCACCTCTGACCAGCACTTGCAGTTCGGCAGGCACCCGGCGTGTCCGGTCAGACCGTCAAGCGTCGGCGGATTATCCCAGCGGACGAATTTATCCTTCATCTTCCGGTGTGATGGCCGGGTACCAGCACCCTCGATGCGCCACCAGTAGCCCTCAGAACCAACAGCCAGCGCACGGGCCTGCGTCAGTGCTCCTGTTGCCCGGCCAATTTCGGTGCGGGCTATCATGCGGGCGCGTCCAGCGGCAACATCTCCGGACTGCATGATCATCTCGTACAGCGCATCGGGCCGTTCGCCACGGATCACCGCCTCAATGGCGCGCTCCTGTATTTCGGTCACGCGGCTGGCGGCCTCAAGCGGCAGCGACTTCATATACTGAATCTGGCGGGCAACGATATCGCGTGCAACAGCGCCTACCGGCGTATTACCCACAACATCACGCAATCCGACGGATATTTCCTCAGACACAGAGCGCCACTGATTCCACTCTTCCTGTTCGACCTGGGCGAACATCTTATTGCCGACCCTCTCCGCCCAGGACGATATCAACTCCGAGTAGTCCACCAGCGTGCTCGCCGTCTTATCAGCGCTTGCCTGTGAACCATCGTAGGAACCCGCCACGATCTCGCCGATCTGATTCGCTATCGCCAACAGGCTCTTTCGATACTGTCGCTCCGATTTGCGGCGGAGGTTCGGTTTCAGATTCAGCCTCCTCCCACTGAGACCTGGCATTGTTTATATCCTCATCAGAAATACCGGAGCCTATCCCCGTAACATCGGCCATTTCCCGCAAATCGGTCAGTGCGGCGGCCGGAGACATACCCAGATCACGCACAGCCGTTGCCAGGGCAGTCGTTGTGTTTGTGGCGACCGTGGAGCGGTCAACATCAGACATCTGCCAGAGCGGGTTAAATTCAAAGGTGAAATCGCCCGGCAGAGGTTCGCCCAGTTCGGAGCGATGGATCACATCGAACAGCTTGCGTAGAGGCTGGCGCAGACGCCGTTCCTGCTGTGTGCCAATGCTGTCGTAATAATTCGCCAGATCTGCATCGCCGGTTGAGAAGCCTTTAGGCGACTGCCCGAACAGACGCACCAGCGGAATACCCGTGGCACCGCTGATTTGTTCTGCAAACTGGCCTATCACATCATCAAGGCCCGCGAAGGAATACTGGTGCGTTTCGAAAATGTCTTCACCGTCCATCAGCGTCATACCTTCATTGCTCTGGTATAAGCGGATGAGGTCCATATTCTTCAGCAGGGCTTCATACGCGGGTCCGCCAAGGGCGATAATTTCGCGCAATTTATTCACCTTATAGGTGCGAAGATGCGCCTTATAGACCAGTTGTGCAGCGCCCATCGTGGCGCTGTCGAAGGCGGTAAGGCGATCCCAGATCCGCTCAATAATCGACATGCCCCATTCGTTTTCCGTCAGCGCCTGCTGATAGGGCAGCGTGACGCCGTCAAACCGGATCAGGCGGCTGTGATGAATTCGCCAGGCGGGAATGCCGGTGGCGGTGGTCACCACGTCGTAGAACTCAGGTTTGCCGAGATGCGGCCCCATATCTTTAATACGCCGGGTGAGGTTGGGGTTAATCATCCAGCGATCAAGCGGCAGGATGCCCTTAAATTTCCCCTTACCAATGGTCTCCAGACGCAGCGGCGTGAAAGGTGCCTGCCCTTCGATCATGATGAAGCCGACGGCGCCGCCATAGAGACGCGACCATTTAATCGTGTCGTTGAGGCGATCCCACAGTTCCAGTTCATCAAAAAGCGACTCGATAACGCCCCGCGCTTTCGGGTCTATTTCAGAAGTGATGCGGACACCCTTGCGGGTCATGTCATCAGCTATCGCATCCACCGCCGACCCGATGATTGCCGATGAGCGGTAAGCCCATTCAATCTGCATGCGGTTGCGGCTGGTGAAATTGGCACGGTAGGACGATGCAGCATGCTGGTTCGGCTGCTGCATCCCCACACGGGCCATAAAGTTATCGTAGCTGTCAGCGGTGGCCTGAACCGTTCGCTGCGCTCTGTTTTTTCGCGACATCAGGCCTGTCTCCCAAGCAGCTCCCAGATATTGAGTGCCGAATTCATTGGTGCGTAGTTGATCATCACTGAGTCAGCCAGGTTAGGCGATTTGGTGCCGTCCGGCTGTTTGTCCACGGCGAGTTTTCCCACTCCGTTGATGGAATAGGTAGGCTGTGAAAGCTCGATGATCAGTTTGTCTTTGTTCGCCATCGTGCTGCTGATGGAAATGATTTCGTCCGGGTTGTAGGTCATACCCTCAACCACGGCGCGGTAGGTGGTCTGGAACAACTTTCTGAGGTACCACCAGCTCTGGGCTTTTGCGTTGGCAAAGAAATCCTTGTTCAGTCTGGCTTTCTGGCCGTTGTCCCCGCGAACCGCCTCTTCATCGGGATCGAACACGCCACCGCTGCCCCTGAACGGCGTGGCGATAATTATTGGCCTGCGTGCTGTTTTTCGCAGCGCGTTAATCGCTCTCGCGTCCCCACGAACGCCAGCGCCGAGACCATCCTCATCGAAGCGAAATTCGGTAAGGTTGTCCTTTTCGCAGTAGCCGAAGACTTTTTCAACTGAGCCGTAAATATCGCTACCAACGCCAGACCACTCCCTGACATTCTCCAGCAAAAAGCCGTGGCGGGTGGAAAAGGCGTTTTTGTCCTTACCTTCATCGGCCACGTCCATCGCGCCAAGACGTTTTCCGGTGGGCTGAATGCCCAGTTTGATATGCGCATCGATGGCGGCCTGCACCCATTCAGAGGGAATAAGCACACCCTCTGCTGAGGCGCTGTAATTCAAATCCAGCTCCTGAGCAACGATGACCGGGTTATCAATTTTTTCGCACTCCCTGCGGTACCACTCGTCATCCTTGCGCGGATCGCTGCGCCAGTGGAAAGTAAATACCGGAATTTTTCCGCCGTGCCGCTTTTGCGCAAACGGGTTAGCCATACCGTTTACCGAACTGAGGTCAATACGGCAACGTGTGGTTTGCGAGAGCGCGGCATCTATCAGCAATGGCCGTTGCAGGAAGGCGGCCTCATCCACAAAGTAAAGCGTGGCACGGTCGCCACGACCAATGTTATCGCCAGCCTCACCCTTGATGACCGCACCAGTATCCGGGAATTCCACGCGCATGTAGGGTGCGTTTTTTTTGTCATTCCATGAACCGCGAAACTCAACCGGAAGCAGCTCAACAAATTTACGGGCTTTCCAGAACAGCGCTTTCGGGTCGCCGGTACTGTCCACGTACTCTTCTTTGCGGGAGCCAAAACCAATAACCATTTCCCGGTTAAACAGGCAAAGCGAACAGGCCAGCCCAATTGAGGTCCAGCTCAGCCCCATTTCGCGGCTTTTTTCGGTGATGCCATTTTCGCGATTCGCCCGCCTGTCCATTATCCAGTGTATCCACTCCTCCTGTTTCGGAAACAGCAGAAAGGGAATGGATACCGGTAGCCCGTAATCAAGATTGCGCGGGTCAGTCGTCATGCCCCAGTCGATAATGAACTGAGCCGGATTGTCGCGATAGAACTGCCTGAGTGCTGGCAACATTTCAGGATGCTGGCGAATGCGCTGCAACCGCTCAACGCGCCATTCAAACACGGCGCTATAGTCCGGTTTCTTAAAGTCGAACGGGAACGGTAGCGGCACAGTAAATTTCCTGAATTTTGACTCGATTTAACATAATGACCGTTACCCGCACCACCGGATCGGCACTCACCGCCGATTCAGTTCGAAACGCCGGTTTATGTGGGTTAGCTGGCTAAAAGTGGCAAAAATCGAGTGAATAAAACGTGCATAAAATAGGGTCAAAAATGCATAGGTTTTTTAACCTGCGTAATGGTTGTTTTTCGCAATTTACCCCATCAGCTTTTTGTAGGCGTCGGCCGCTTCCTGCGGCGTCATTGCCACGGTCTCTGTTTTAACTGGCCCGCCACCCGGCCCGCTAACTTCTGATTTCTTCGGCGCTTCCCAGCCCTGCATTTCGGCCAACTGCTTAATTGCCGCTTTGGGGTCGTGCATCTTCAGCTTGATGCCGTCTTTGCCGGTAGTCAGTTCGGCGATAGCGCTCATCGCGTCAGGGTCCTGCAATGAAGAATTCCTGAAGTTCCAGACAGCCTGATAGACCGGTTGACCGTTTTCATCTTCGCCAACAACGCTGTTACTGAACTCGGCTATGTCAGTGATGGAAGTACGACCCATTTTAGATAGCCGCTTCAGAGCTTCTTCGCGGGTCATGATTGCCTCGTCGACAATCTCGCCCTGTACTGATTTGAGAAAAGCTTGCACACCAAGATTTGTAAAGATCTGACTCGCTGAGTTGCGGATAGCTTCTGGCGTCTTAGCCTTCCCCTTCGCCGCTTTATAGGCGTCCGTCTGATTCTTGCCTTTGATGATTGCAAGTGCGAACCTTTTTTGTAGCGGAGTCAGCACATCGAAAAGCTTCTGCTGCTCTGCCGTGAGCTTTTTCGATGCCATACAGAACATTCCTCTGGGTGTTGATGATACTCGCCGGGGAATTTTTTAACCGGCAGTCGATAAAAGTTATATAAAACTCTGAAAATTCCGTCATGATGATAGCATTTGCGGAACTTTATAAAATCACGATATCACTGTGGCTATATAGGTCACTTTGGTATGAACCATACGGCGTACCAGTCGTGCACCTTCACGCTCCATCTCAGTAATAACCTTTGCGGTCAGCGGCTGCCTGCCATATTTGCGGCTCAATTCGTCGAAAATAAGATTAAGCTCTTCGGCATTCGGTGGAATAACCTCAACATTTAGACGCGGCATCTTTACTCCTTACGCCGGTCAGGCTTGTTTGTGGATGACTTATTGAGATTTTTCTCATCCCTGAATTTTTCTCTCTCTACCATGATCGAGGTTAAATTAAGCGCGCGGAGGATATTTTCTTCCTCTGTTTTATCGTCATGGTATCTGACTTGCATGCTTACCGGATCAGATGCCCCGATTACAGTCACGGTTAATGTTTTCATTACATTTCCTTTTAGGGGTGAGCCTGTCGCACGGCAATACCGCCAGGAGCAAACGGCTTGCCCAGGCTCACTACTGAAAGACTCCCTTCCATACGCGTGCGAAGCGCATAAAAAAAGCCCCGTGATAACGAGGCTACGTACTTAGCGAATCATGTAAAAATTTAAGCCGTCGTCTCGGTAGCGACTACCGCACCCGTGGTGCTGGTACCCGTGGACACGGGAGAGGATGAGGTTTCAGCCTTCAATTTTTTCAGGCGCTCCTGAACCAACGCTTCAATTTCATCGGCTTTGGCTTTGGCCGCAGCTTCGGCAGCTTCAGCTTTCGCCGCGGCCTTCGTTTTGAACCAGTCACGGATTTTTACCCATCCACCAGCGATCAGCAGCAGCGCGAGGATTGCGCTATTCACATAAGTGAGGATTTCAGTCATTTAGTTTGCCTCGATTGTTCTATTTTGCGGATTTTTGCTTTATCGACGTTGCAGTTTTCTAACGCCACTAGCAGTTGTTCGTTCAGCGCAAGGCTGTCACCCCATGTGAATGGGTCTGGTATCTCGGGTGCGGGGCAATCAGCCGTCAGACTTGACGGCAGCGGTACCGGCTGAACCGGCACGTATTTTGTTTCGGTGCGCACGCAGGCTGTCAGTTGCAACAGAAGGAACAGGCTTAACAGCGCAGTCATCATCTTTGACAGCTCTTTTGATGTCGGCAATGCGCCCCGAACTTTGTTCGCTGTTCTGCTGTTTTTCATCGGTGGCCGCCTGAGAGATGGTGTTGATTATCGAGACTGTTTGAATGACGTTCGCTGTGATGGCTGTAGCCTGATTAGCAGCGCTCTCGGCTGCATTCGCCCTGACCTCAGCAGCATCAGCACGGCTGCTGTTGCTCTCGTAGCGATAACCAAAGAACAGGCCAAGCCCGGCCACCAGCAGAATAAGGAATACGATGACGCTGGCGCGCGTTTCGGCACTCATCACACACCATCCAGGCAAAGCTGTTTCTCTTCCGCTCGGCGCTTAACCAGTCCGGGAAGTTGCTTGCCATCAGCGTAAACCCAGCGAGTGAACTGCTGGCACGCCTGCGCTGTTTCTCCCTTGCGGAGCATCCAGAACAGAGTCGATTTCTGCATAGCGCCGCAACCGACGTTGAACGTGATCGACGTGACGGCAGAAAACGTGTTGTCGCTCAGCTTCTCGCCAGCCGCATAGTTGTTTACGCATTTCTCAGCGCTGAGGATGTTCTTTTCCCAGTCGGCGGCGATCTGCGCATCGGTTTTTCGCGTACCGGCTTTGACGCCGTGGGTATTGCCGATACCGTCAGTCAGCACGCCCGCCGGGCAGACATACGGATCACGACGGCAGGACTCGGCATTGCCGATCAACTCAAGCCCGCGCTGATTCGTGCGAACGTGACCAGCATTAAGCACGATTGCAATGATGGCCCCGACAGCGCACACCGTACCGGCAGCACCAGCTTTTTTGAGTGTCGCCATGATTAATCATCCTGGGGAGGCGGTGTGACATAGCCGCGGTTGAGCGCAGACTCATAGGCTTTTGTCTGCCGTCGTTTGAAATAGATGTTTGTGATATAAGTCAGAATAGCGATGATGAAACCACCAGCCAGCGCTATCGTGTTCCAGTCAAGCCCATGCAGCCACTCAAACCAGCCTGAAAGTCCACCGTACATCAGTCCACCTGACGCACCATAAGTCGCCGCAGAAGAAATTTTGTCAGGCATAGTTTTAACCATGATTCACCCCCGACTGTGTCGTGGTGTTGTATGAATGAGGAATAAAAAAAGGCCTGTCCGGGGGGGGGGAACAGGCCTGAAGAAATACCAACTTATACAGGATGTGGTGCCGGGTGCCTCCCGGTGAGTATGCCTCTGTCACACATACCCGCGATGCATTCAGGAAAGCTGACGAGTATCGCCCCTCCGCACAGGGGGATCCACCACATCCACAATGTAGACCGTGCCACCCTGTTTAGTCAAAGCCCGGGGATAAACGGTGCGATAACATTCCAGGGTCTCGGATTACCGTGAAAACAAACGATCCTTGCCGCGTCCGGCACCGTTCCGTCACCTGTTGAACGCAGCGGATGATAACCAGGCATCTCCTGACTTGCGATATCGCGTTTATAGCTGACCACCGAGCCGGGCAGTATTTCCTGCCAGCGCTGGCTGCGCTGCGTGATGGCCCGGCTGATAAAACCGCCATCGCCGTGGTGCGGCATCGGGTGTCGCTCCCTGATCCAACGGCTGGGGTTGCTCATAAATTTTTCCCACACGACGTGCTTCATCTCCGCCGGGATATACATCACGCCACTCGCCATCGGGGGCTGAGGTGTATCCTCATAGTAAAAGTCGGTCAGCGTGGTGAATGGCCGGGGTTGCAGGAACGGCGACAGATCACCGGTGATGACTGTATCAATATCCAGCAGCAGTAAATCTTCCCCGCCGGTATCAGTCCGGTCAGGGTTGAACGCCTCCAGCTTAGCGAACCACTTCGGCCAGTCATACAGCAAGGGGGCTGTCTGCACGCCAGGAATGCTCTTCGCATCCGTCATGCAGAGGCTGTCATACCCGGACAACTGACGGTGAAGCCACTGCGCATGCCGTACAGTGTATTCCCGGCCGCAGCGAAGCACAGAGATTATCTTCATGCGCCCTTCCCCGCCTGCCTGGCCTTCATTGCCATTTTGGTTTCATCCATTGACAGGCCCATGCCGATGATCGCAGATTTTGCATAACATCCCTTTGTGGGTAGTGCATGATACTCGGCCGGAAGACGCCGGTATGTCACCCGCGGGGACGAATCTGTCCATGCTCTCTCGAATGCTGCCTCGTCGGTACCACCGGAAAGCGAAACCTCGCTTACCCATGCGTCAACAAAGCGCAGCACTTCCGGTGTGCGGCGCAGACACATAACGCCGACGTGCCAGTGACGCGGAAGTGTGGTGTGCGGCATCAGCATCATGTCAGCGGGCATCGAGCGCTTAAACAGGTCCGGCTTAAGGAGGATGGCAGAATCCACATCCACCCAGGCGATTTCTGTATATTCTTCCAGCATACTGCGGACAAACCTGGCTTTAAGTTGTGTGTTCAGCGACCAGTCGCCCCGTGATTCCAGTTTGCGGATATCATGCTGCAGGCCGTACGAATCGCACTGTTCGCATAGACGCCTGGCATACTGCGGATAAAGCCAGTTATCGGTAAAGAATGAGACGAGGATCATTTCAGTCCCTCAAACGCCAGCTTTCGTAAATCATCCTGAGGAAGATATTTGTTTTTCCCCTGAGTTTCGGTTTTGTGGGTGTCGTAGATGTAGCGATACAACACCTTATTAATGGCATGCTCTGTTTTCAGCAGTGGTCGCATCTTTTTTCCCCATGCCACATCCTCGCCACAGAGAACTGAAGGAAACGGGACCTGGACAGCCAGTTCGCGCCTGAACACCATCCTGTTATCAGGGATGACAAAGGACTGATGGGGTCCTCGCTGTTCAGCTCCGTAGTGTTTAATTGAGTAATGTGTCAGAACCGGTGGACGATCATTGATATGGGCCTCAACGAGAAACGTTATCAGGTCTGCATCGCTGTCAGTTGCATTCAGGATTTCTGAAATGAAATCCGGAGCAACATCATCATCATCATCGACATGTACGACATATTTTCCGCCAGCCAGTAGATTCATAGCCGTACGTTTATCACCCAGCACAACAGATTTCGTATCGATGATGGAAATGATCTCAACACGTCGTCGGTCACGCTCAGGCAACGCGTCAAACTGTTCAAAAAGCTGTTTTGGCGCATGGCAACTGAATGCATTCAACCGTGTGTGTACAGACGGAATGACAACAGAAAGAGCAATATCACGGGCCATTGAGCCAGCTCCTGAAAGTAAGTTGTGGAATGCCGGTCATTTCTCCGCATGAAACAACGTTTATCTGCGGCCGTGCGCTGGCAAACAGCAGCGGCAGGTGCGACAGGTTGCCGGGATGTCCGCTGCCGTCCACGCGCGAAGCCTGTGAACCATCCACACCCACCAACGCCACATCTGTGAAGCCGAGGTGGTAGGCCAGGCCCAGCGCGCCGTATGCGCTGTTACCGGTGTTGATAACATCCGGATCAGTTGCCAGACCACGAACTGCCGACCAGCGCCACAGCCACCATTCAGGAGAACCGTGCTGTTCGGGTTCGGCACCACGACAGGCGTGGCGCCGGAAGCGCATCACGCCGTCAGGTAACATGCAGTCGTCAGGCCATGCCACGGCGTACTGCACACCCGGTCGGGGATTGCAGAGATAACGGATATTGTCAGGGGACGGGTCAAGCGAAAACCAGTAATCAGCACGTGAAAGCCAGGCGATAGCACCATTCACGGCAATAACGGTGATGCCAGCAGGCGGGATGAATCCCCTTGCGGAAGGCCCCGATCCAACGATAACCGCCCGAGTTCTTCCGTCAGGCTGCCGCGCGGGAAACATGTTAATTCAGTACTCCGTGAGCAGTTGATAATTCGTGTATCGCCATTCAGGGCATTCGCAACTCGGGCAAACTCTCCATGCCAGCGCTTTACATTCGCAACCGTCGGATTGTCCAGCCCGTCATGATCTCCATGCCAGTGACTGCCGTTCTGAATGGAGCAGTCGAACCCCAGCAGGATGATGTGGCTTGCGCCAAGCCAGTGAGCAAACAGGATCGCCCGCTGACCGGAATTAAATGTGCCACTGGTGTCGGTCGGAAAAAGGTTTACGCCATACCGCTTATGTGCGCGACTGCTGCATGACCAGCGTTCTGGCCCGGTCGGTAGCATGCTGATATTTGCATCCCACCAGCGAAGATCACCCGCGTAGATGTATTCGCAATCAGGCACGGCTCGCCAGGAGGAATTAACAGCAATCACCGGCAGCCCCGATCCGGAGATCAGTTCGCAATCTGCTTTATTAAGGGATGGGCCTGATGCACAAATGATGAATGTATTCATTCGCGGCGACCAAATTTAGGCATAAAAAAACCTCACCGAAGTGAGGTCACTAATTTGGAGCGGTCAGCGGGAATCGAACCCGCATCATCAGCCTGGAAGGCTGAGGTAATAGCCATTATACGATGACAGCATGGCGCACTGTACTGGAGTCGAACCAGTGACCGATTGCTTAGAAGGCAATTGCTCTATCCTGCTGAGCTAACAGCGCGTGGTCCGCCATCGAGGCCTCGAACCCCGTACAAAAACAACAGCGAGGTTGCTTGCTCTTCCTGATGAGCTAATGGCGGATGGTGGCCCTTGCTGGACTTGAACCAGCGACCGGGCGATTATGAGTCGCACGCTCTAACCAACTGAGCTAAAGGGCCAAGTGCGCGATAATACATAAGTAAAACTAGCCATGCAAACCAAATGGTTTCTATGGCTGCCGCCACCTCTGTCTGATATCGTTAAATCGCCAGAAATAACCATGCCAAAAACAGTGATAAATATGGATAAATTCGACAGAAGAATTCAACGGGAAACGCTGCAACTTCTTTATGCAGCCTACCCAAATGAACTGACCAGCGTTCAAATGGATGAAATAGAACACCTTTATACTGATATGGATAGCCTCATTGCGAACCTGCTCTATCTCCATCAGCACCAACTAATCTCCAGCGGGCTGAAGCCTAGCGCCGAAGGTTACGTTCTGGTTAACAGACCGGAAATAACACACAGAGGCATTGATTTCATCCGTGATGATGGCGGTCTAGGTGCGATTCTCAACGTGCAGACGGTAAAATTTCACGACAGCACTATCACTGCCCTGGAGGATATCATTCGCGTTGCAAATCTTCCTGATGAGAAAAAATCCGGGCTGATTTCAAAACTTCGAGAGCTTCCGGCAGACGCCATAAAACATTTGACCCTTCAACTACTGACGAAGGGGGTTCTGAACCTGCCGGCAGCACTTCCACTAATTGAAAAAGCCATCCAGTAACACCGTGTTTCTCATCGGGGCGGATCATGGAGAAACGCCCCCAACCTACAGCAGGACTTAAAAGCACCCAAAAATCAGCCTGATGATCACGCGTCAGGAAAAAGCCTTTCGGGTGAAAGTGGCATGTGTAGATTTTCATAACTTCCCCCAGAAAAGCAAAAACCCCGCCGGAGCGAGGTTTTGAAATATTGTTGTTAGATACTGGTCTTTCCCACCCATTCTCGCCAGCGCGCCTCTCGAATTTCAGCACTCAGGCGCTGATCTTCAAACTGCGATGCCAAATTGATCGAATCAGGAAGTAAGGCCCAAGCTACATAAAAATCATGGGGTTCAAACTCTCCACCAGCAAATTCATATGCGCCGACATGGTAGACCTCACCATTTTCTTTGAATGCCAGGACGTGGGCGATATGCCAGCCATCACAGGGATTGAGCAGAAGAATCCATTTTCCATCAAGTTCTTCCGTCAATTTTTCACTGGCAGGACGAAAAACCAATTGCTCTGTAATTTGTTGAGACATACTGGCTCCTGAAACGACAAAACCCCGCCAGATGGCAGGGTTTCGAGTTTAAGCGGTGTGGCGAAGTAACCACTCTTAACACAATAATGGGTAAAATTCGTAACGAAAAGCCTTTTATGCAACTTTCACTATTTTGCTTCGGTGCGTCCAGTCGTCCATTTCAAGCGTGGCTCCTGACATGATGATGCAGGCGTCAATAAACGTCTCTGCAATCATTAGCTTCTGCCTGATCTTACCCTCGGAGCATTTCTCCCAGCGGGAAATGGTGGACTTCGAAACATCATACATGTAGTGAAGCATGACCAGTTTAAGCTCATCATGGCGCCCCGTCTTACCCAGCATTCCCACGGCGGTATCAACGATAATGCCGTCGTTGTCGCAGCAGGACGGTCGGGATTTTCCTGTCTGGGGAATAAGTCCTTTGAATCCCGCGCCAATCGGTGACCAGCCAACCTGAGTGCCTTCATTAGAAGCCCACCCTCCCCAGCGCTCGAGTACCAGTTGAATATCACGCATTATTCTTTACCCCTACGCTGTCGCTGATATGCATGCCCTGAGGGCTGAAATGTTTGAGTGATGCTTCCAGTTTCATTGTCTAGACCCTCGTTACGTTGCCCGCTTCCCACTCCAGATCCAGCTCGCTTTGTAGCTGTCCGGCCAGGTAGTTAAATGGTTTTTTATCTCCCTCAAGAAACTGGTGTGACCGGGGGTCAAAATTAGCGCCGATATCGCCGATCCACCCCTCCCCCTCACGCTGCTTCAGAAGGCGGATCATTGACGCGGGGAGTGCTATCGAAGCCTGCTCATCTTTGCTCAGGCTCTCATAGCCCATGCGTTCGGCCTTACGCGTCGCCAGCTCGCGGGGAATATTGCGCCAGATGGAAACAACGTTATCCGGCATATCGGTAAGTGCGCCGGTGCCTTTGACGTCCATTTTCCCGGTAGGGGCTGCTTCGTTGGTTTTACGGGCGTGCGTCACCAGCAGGACGTGGCAGTTGTGTTCGTTTTTAAAATCGCAAAGGGTGTCAATAAAACCTTTCTGCCCGGCGTAATCTTCCTCGTCGATCCCGCATTTTGCCAGGTTGTCGATAACGAACAAATCGATACCATAGCGGCGGCGGGCATATGCGAAAATCTCCAGCAGGCGGCCAGCCTTCGCCGTTCCGGTGAGCTTGAACACCCACAGGCGATCGGAAAACCAGTCATTGGTCATGATAATTTCTTCGCGCTTTGGAGATGCGGTGCAGATTGTCTGTCGTGTAAGGCGCGCCAGCATTTTGCCGGGCTTAAGTTCCAGTGAGGCTATGCAGGTGCGTATACCCTGGCTCATCGCGTCAACAGCAATGTGCCCCACCAGTTCGGTTTTGCCATGACCGTTAACGCCGTTGACCAGTGTCAGCTCTCCCGCGCGGAATCTGAAGTTGTAATTCAGTGATGCCCAGGGGCTTACGAATAGTCCGGTATCGCGATGTTCAAATGCTTCAATTGTTTCCTGAAGCAGATCGCCAGCAGAACACAGTTCGTCTGGATCGAAGTATTTTGCGCGCTCCATGTATTCCAGGATGGCCTCGGTATCCATGCCCGCCATCAGGCATTCGTTGATATCTTTGTGCGGAAGCTCAACCATGCGGCAGCGGTGTTCGCCCAGCCGGCGGGCAATCTCTTTCGCCGCTTCCCGGCCAACATCATCGTTATCGAGGCAAAGCCAGATTTCCTGAAAACGGTCCAGGTTGTGATATTCGTACTCAATCCACTGCTGCTTGGCGCCCTTGCCACCGCCGAACGGTACAGACAGAGCATCGTAGCCAAGCTGCGTGAAGGTCATGCAGTCAATCTCACCTTCGCAGAGCACCACCAGCCGGGTGTTTTTATCCAGTGCCTGCCAGCCGAACAGACATGGCTCGCAGTCTGCCTCGGCCATAATCAGCTTTTTGCCGCCCTGACGCTCAGTGCCAATACGCTTAATCTGCAACAGTTCGCCGTTTCGGATGTACGGATAAGCCACCGCCGGAACTTCCCGGTTTTCGTCGTGATGCCAGACAACGGCATCGGTAACTTTGAACAGATCAGCGGTTTCACGGGTGATACCGCGAGTGGCCAGGTAGTCGTAACAATCCTTCGCTTTTTTAACGCCCTTTTTCGTCGGTCGGGAAAATGTTTTTTTCTTCGCCTCGAAGTGGTGATCATCGTCCTTGAGTCCAAGAAACTCTTTCGCTTCGCGCATCGCGTCATGCAACTGGCAGTTGCGCACCAGCACCCACAAATCCAGCAAATCACCGCTGTCACCGCTGGCGAAGTCGGCCCAGGACTTTTTCCCGCCGATGTTAATTTTGAGACTCTTCCCGGCGTCGCCGTTGGTATTACCCGCACACCACTCTTTGCCCTCAAGGTGGCCTTTCGGCAGCAGGAACTTCGCCACGCGATCCGCGCTATCCCAGAGCTTGTCAGACAATTCAGCAGGACTCATCAAATACTCCGTAAATCAAATTTAACAAAACACCAGGTCACGAATCCCTCGCGCAGAACACCGTGGTTATATCCGGCCACCAGCGCATGCTTGAGGGCCGATTTCACGGGCGATATCCGCCGTGCTTCATGCGCTCAATGGCAGCCTGGTCGATAAACACTTCAGCAGTCCCGTTGTTGGATGGCGTGCACCAGGCCGGAGGTGCTGGGGTGTCTTTGGCACGGTTGCTGGCTGCTGGCTGGTTGGGGACACGATCGGGAAAAAGACCCTGCCAACCGCTGGTGATGGAGCGGCGAATAACCTCATCGGCGTTCTGGTGGCCAGCAAGCTGCTTAGCCTGGTACTGGCATGTGGTTTCCGTCAGTGCCGCACGTTTTTCACGGCGAAATTTCACCCAGTCCTGCCAGACGCCTCCGCTGACGTTTTCGGGTTTTGCCTTTGCAGGGTCGAATTTGCTCTTTGCGAGTTTCTCTTGTGGTTCATGATCTTTTACTTGTGGATCAGGTTTTGAATTTACTTGTGGATCATGTCCCCCAGAATCTGACGGGTCAAAATCGGTGCCTTTGCCAGAATCTGACGGGTCAGGCGTACTTGAGGTGCTCATTTCTGACGCGTCAGAATCTGACTGTTCAGAATCCGAAGCGTCAGAATCTGACGGGTCAAACCCGGTGTTTTTAAGTCTCTCCTCACGGATTTTTGTGCGCTGACCAAGTGCAATCTCTTCCAGCTTTTCGATGTTCAGAAAATACATATTTGATGTATTGCGGTTGCCGTTCCGGCGGTTCTCGCGACGCAGCCAGCCGTCGGCCTCAAGTTCAGAGATAGCGGTACGGATCGTGCTTTCTCCGGCTCCCAACTGACGGGCAATCGTCTTAATGCCCGGATAGCTGGTACCTTCATCACTTGAATAGTCTGCAAGGCGTACCATCACCATCAATTTTGTGCCCTTAACCCCTGAGACAGCGCAGGCATCCCAGACATAGCCCTGTATTTTGCTGCTCATGCCGTCACCCTCGTAAAATACTTTTGGAACTTCCAGACCGGTTGCATGCATTCATGCGGATAACCCAGCCTGGTGAAATAGACCTGTTGCTTTTCCCGATTCCAGCCGGTGACATGCACAATCACACCGCGCGGATCGCGATAATCGATATCCAATTGCTTAATTTGGTTTTCGGTAGTGATTGAGTGCGGCATATCACACCTCATTGCCCGGATGAGGGAATGTGTCTGGAAGGTCTGGGCGGATCTGGTAGGCTTTAACTTCGCCACCAGTAGCTTTAACAATGGACATGACATGATCAGCCTTAACCCGGCTACCATTAAGCCAGCGAAAAACAGCTGGTTGAGTAACCCCGCAAGCCCTTGCTAATGCAGCTTGTCCGCCGAGAATATCGATAGCTCTCTTGACATGTTGATTGATCATAAAAATACCAAAAGTTATTAAACACAAGGAAAGAGTATAACCTTGAATAACTTTATGCAATAACTTATCGTATTTGCCACTTAATAACTTTTTGTATAGGCTTATTGGTATGAACACATTCTCAGATCGTCTTCAAAAAGCGATGGTTGACGCTGGCCTTACACAGGCAGAATTAGCGATGAAAGTTGGGGTTTCGCAACCAGCTATCTGGCGCCTTGTTGCAGGCAAAACCAACACAACACGTAAGTTGGTTGAGATTGCGAATGCGCTGGGTGTAAGCCCTGAATGGCTTTCTACCGGGAAAAATCATGTACCCCACAGGCAGGGGTATGTGATAGAGACTATGCCCGACAGGGAAGTAAAGGATAACGCTGGCATATTCAGGGTCGAAGTTCTTGACCTTTCGGTGAGTGCTGGGCCTGGCACGTTTATGCTTTCAGAATATGTTGAGGTTTTACATGCTATTGAGTTCACTACTGAACACGCAAAATCCCTCTTTGGAAATCGTAGTGAAGATGTCGTAAAAGTAATGACCGTCAATGGCGACAGCATGGCCAGCACATTCAATTCCGGTGATCGTGTCTTCGTTGACATTTCCGTCCGACACTTTCTAACAGATGGTGTGTATGTCTTTGTTTTTGGTAAAACATTTCACCTAAAACGACTCCAGATGCAGGGAAACAGGCTAGCAGTCTTATCGGATAACCCAGCATATGAGAAATGGTATATCACGGAAGAAAACCAAGATGACCTTTACGTGATGGGTAAAGCCATAATGCACGAATCAATCAATTACAATAGGCTCTAACCTTCAACACCACACCTTTTGAAGCCGCTGAAAAGCGGCTTTTTCTTTATCGAAAGCTGTATACATGCAGTAAAACAATAAAATTTAATCAAAAAAATCAATGCATTAAACCAAATTGCAAAATAAAAATAAGTTTTGTTATTGCAATAAGTTATTGCATGACTTAAAGTTCATTCATCGGCAAACAACGGAGCCAATGAAATGAATACTCAAATCACCGTAGCCAAAACCATCGGCAAAAGAATATTAAATCAAAGATCTTCGCTTCGACTCTCTCAGGATTTTTTGGCTGATCATCTTGGTTTAACAACCGAAACCATTAACAACTGGGAAACGGAAAAAACTGTTCCGTTTGCTGACCAGTTAATCCAATTGGCTAACATTCTTCATTCTGATGTTCTGTGGCTCATTTCAGGAAACGAGCAGTGCGGTGAATTTACAGAACCAACAAGTATTATAACGTCTAATCAACTTAACTCATGGTCTGCGGATATTGGCAATTGCAGAATGGCTTTATCTAACGCTATGGATTGCATGCCACAGGAACTGTGTGCAATCGGAACGCTGACTATCGTTTTTGAAAAGCTTGACGAACTTCAAGAAGTTATTAGTAAAAAAGCAGACAAACTACAAGATTAATTAACTCAAATTTATTAACGCCTTAACCGGTGCGGCCTCGCTCAACCTGAGGAAATGAAAATGCAAAATGCACTTTCAATAATTAATAAATCAATACCAGTACCGGGCGCATTGTTTAGTGATAATCAAACCGAGCAATGCGCCAATAAAATAATGACCTGCCAGATGAATGGCGACTCGATGCAGCCAACTATCCAGCCGGGTGAAATGGTGGCCTTTATCGGCTGTTCCGGGGTAATTTCGACGCCGGGAATTTATGTATTCTCACGTGATGTGTTTGGTCGTCGCTGCGTTTTCATTAAGCGTATTGAGCCAATGGCGGTCGGCACTTTGAAAATTATATCCGACAATCACCATTACGAAGTATTCACACTCAATTCCGATGAGCAGAGCGATATGCAAATTCACGGGCGTGTAATTGCTTCGCTTAGCGTGAGGCATTTCGCATGAAAAACAAACGCGCTTATAACACAGCCAAATTAATGGCATCGGCTGGCTATTGGGATATAGCCGTTCTGTTTCTTCGTAAAGCATATGGGCGGTAATCATGCCAGAGTTAAAACGTCAGGATATCCAGCAAATAAATAATACTGCCTCTCATCTGGCCGGACTGACACAAACGCTTTTCGAATATCACGAAAAGCTCGACCACTTTCAATTAAAAACTTTATGCGCACTGGTCTATGACCTCTCATCTCAAATTCATAGTTGGACAGAACGCGAAGAAGAAATAGTTCTGAAATTAGAGGAAGAACGTCGCAATGGATAATTTAATTCTCACCTATCGCCGCAGAATATTAAAAGCAGCTTTACTTCGCCATCAGCGAAAAACAGGAAGTACCTGCATTGTTATTAGCCTGCCGAAAGGTGGAATGACAACTCTGGAGCTTACGGAAATTGTCATGGATGGTCTGCTATCCCGCTTCGAAAAAGAAATTAACAGTGAGTTCGGCAGCACCGAGGGAAATAAATTCCTCCGTGAAATTTATCGGGGTGCTGTTGATGTTAATGGCAGCGGGTAACTTCTGACCGAGAGCGGGAAGCTGATCATTGATGAACTGCTCAATGAGCTTGTCCGGTTTGCCAGGAGCCGTGCGATGCAAGGGGAAAAGCCATGAATATCGAGACAGCTTTAAAATCCGCCGCGGCGCGTGCCTGCGCCTGCCCGGTGACCTTATCAGTACCATCTTCATTTTCTGGTCGCGTGGTGGTTCACCTGAAGGATGGCCGGGCTATCGCTGATTATCGCCTTAACCAGGCAGATCACATTTCCACGCTGACCGGCTTTATCGAGCCGGCCCGCCTGGCCGGGTGGACTGTTACCACTCCAGATCAATCAGAGGGGGATGCAAGTGGCACTGACAGCAATCCGAATTCCTGAGCGGGTACACCTGCAAGCCATAAAGGTACTCGTCCGGTACCGTCGCCGGAAAGTGTTTCCCCGGCGTATGCGGCGAACAGGTTACCTCAGCCTGATAGCTAACCCACGCTGGCGGCTTCTGTCGAAAGACGAGGGCCGTAACTGGGAAGTAATGAGCCATGAAACCTATAACCGGGAGAAAGACAGATGATCGACAACCGCATCGCCAGCGCCATTGACCTGGCATTACAGAAACACGATACACCAGCAGGCCCGCTGTTCGTTGCCTGTCGGCATGGGCGCATTAAAAAATGCTTCAGCCGTGATACCGCGATCCGCTATCTGGCTTTCTTCATGGCTACGGAAGCTTTTGAGCGCTCCGGGTTTAAACAGCGCCACCCGGATGTGCGCATTGACCGTGACGATATCCCCGTGTGGCGCCGCGGCGAAACCACCAACGAATATCTGGACGCCCACCAGCGCACTGTCCGGCGCCTTCGCAAAATCCTCGCCCGCAAACGCGAAATGCAGAAGTGGTGCGCAGCATGGGATGCCATGCACGACCGCTACGTGAAGGATGTTGCTGCCCTGCAATCAATCAAACCGTTTTGAGGAAATTTTATGACAAACCTGATGCACTTTAACTCGTCTGAGCTGAATCTTTCTCTCACCGGCATGCTTTACGAAGGGAAACCAGTATTAGATGCAGTGGAACTGGCAAAATCTCTCGGATACGCAAATCCCGCCGATGCGCTGGCGAAGCATTGCAAGTCACTGATTAAACTTAATTATAGCGAATCGCGAGAATTAGGTTTTGGTGAAAAACCGCGCGGCATCCAGCTTGCCGGGCAGGCGGATATGTTCCGTCTCATTCTGCGCAGCCAGCTTCCGTCCGCAGAACGCGTGCAGGACTGGGTATGTGAGGACGTGCTTCCGTCCATTATGGAAACCGGTTCATACAGCAAGCAGTCGCCAGTTGTTGAACCAGCACCACAGGCCGTCAGCATGCACAGCGGCATTCTTTCGCTGGCCCGTGTTGTGGCCGAGGCAACCGCCTCTGCAACGATGAAAGCAGTGATGGAAGTGACCAGCGTTAACCTTGTGGCTCCTGCATCACCTGCATCACCTACTGCACCGCAAACGCACATCAGCACCGGAACTGAAGCGCCCAACACCGACAGTGAATTTGTACCGGTGCACAAAGTGTCGTGGGAAACCGGGCTTTCAGACCCTTCCTGCCGTCGCCTGATCCAGTTCGCCAGCCTTCCCACCAGGCAATTGCCGGGTATCCGTGGCCTGTGCGTCCAGCGTGAAGCCTTTATCCATGCCTTTCAGGTGCTGCTGGAGGAATCAACCCGGCCCAGCGGCAAACTCAAGCGCTGGCAGCATCCGGAGTTTGGCGGCTTTGTGCTGCGCAAAGAGGTACCACCATCAGACGGGGATTGCATGTCATGAAAATCGAATTCAACGACAAAGGCGCGGTCGCCACTGTGACGATCACCAGCACCGTGTTTGAATTTAGCCGCCACAATCGCGCAGTTGAAACTGCGCTTTTCCTGGCGCCGGGAACCATCGCCAGCCGTAGCGGATTTTTCCTGATGAAGACGGTTATCTCTGGCCCAACAGCGCGCGTAAGCCGCGCCTATAAAAATGCTATGCGAGAGGCGGCGCGATGAACAAAACATTTGTTGAAACCAACAACCTGAGTTCAATCAGCGAATGCCTGATGCAACTGGTAAACGCCGAACAGGCGCAGTTGGATATCGAGCAACAACTCGAACAATCAAACAGCAGTAGCGAGTGGAGTGAATGGCGGAAGAAAGCGGAAAAGGCTTTGCGCACGGTGAAAGCCAAGCGGCGGCTCATTACTGCTCGCTTGGCAGTTCTTCGTCAGGAGGAAAAAGAGAGGAACGCTGAGAACCATCAGCAACACAATGACTATCTGATTGCTGAGCTAAGGAAGATTGTCACGCCATCTTCGTTCGCTCGCTGCGTCTATCGGGCGGCAGAGAAGATGGAGAGCGCCAATGGGGATTACAATATGTTCGATCTGATGAAGTCGGCAATACCTGCGCCAGCGCCGGTTAACGATGTCACCAATGGTAAGCCGTTGACCATCACGCTACCAGACACAAGCTCAAAAGCATTCTGGAGCGGCAGCGGTAAGAGTGAGGTTTTCCATCCGGAGACATATAAGCGCTGGGTAAAGGAAGCCATCGAGCGGGATTGCTGTATTGCTCGCATTGAAGTGAAGGTGAAGTGATGCATAAAGCATTCGAAATCTGGATGCGCCAGCGATACGGAAACCGCTATGACCTGACGCGGGATGTTGATGGGCTTTACTGCCGGGAAGTGGTTAAGCGGATGTTTGAGACGTGGTGCCACTGCCGTGGCCTGAGTGTGGTGTGAGGTGGATATGTCAGATATTGAAATGATTTCAGAGCAAGAGGCAATGCGCATGCTGAAAGTCTCATCACGCGCAACGATTTGGAAGTATACGGAAAATCATAATTTCCCGAAGCCGATCAGAACCCACCCAAAGCAGTACCTTAAATCTGCGGTGGAAAACTGGATTTTAAGTGGCGGTATTAACCAGAAATCTTCCTGA